CAAAAAAAATACATATAATATAATAATGCATATACCGAATCAAAATGATGATTTATCATCTGATTTTGTAATAAAGTTTTAACTTTTTTCTTTTCCTTGTTTGCTGTGAAAACCCTCTTAGTGCCTAACACTTTGGGGGTTTTCTTTTATAAATAAATTAAAATAATTCTTTTATTTAAAAATTTTTTTTTATTTTTGTAAGCTAAATAACAAAATATGATATTTGAAATTCATTTTAGGAATGAGCTTAAAAGGTTAAAATTTAAGCGATACCAAATTTGTACAATCTTAGGTTGTACCATGCCAACACTTAAAAGCAAAATTGAGAATCCAGGGCGATTAACTGTTGATGACATTACCAAATTAAAAAACTCTGGGTTCGATATTAACAGATTAATTTAAACCAAACTATAATTTTATGAAATCAGTAAACATTAAGGGAAAGGAATATATTACAGTTAATGAACGACTAATATATTTCAGATCAAAGCCAACTTATAAAGGTTGGAAAATCATTGAGGAGCTTGTATCCTTAGATGAAAAAGAGGGGGTTTTTAAAGTGACTATTTTTAACTCTGAAAACCATCAAGTAGTAAATGCTCATGCTCAAGAATATAGAGATTCAAGCTATATAAACAAGACATCATTTGTTGAAAATGGTTTTACTAGTGCTTTAGGTAGGGCATTAGGTTACTTGGGTATTGGCATTGATACAGCTATTGCATCAGCTGATGAGGTGCAAACTGCTGTTAAAAACCAGCCAAAAGATAATAAATCTTGGCTAAATGAAAATCAATTAATTGCAACACTAAAAGGCACAAAAGAACAAGCTGAAAAAGTGATAGGTAATTATAAGATGAAAAAAGAATATAGAGAAAAAATCAATAATCAATTTAATTTAAAATAATAATATGGAAGCAAATGAAAAAATTTTTACAGAGGGTTTAATTGTCAAAAGAAATGACAATGCACCAGATTTTGTAATTGGCAATCTTAGTGTTAAGGTTGATGAGTTTAAACCTTTTTTAGACAAACACACTAAAAATGGATGGGTTAATATAGATTTAAAAAAATCTCAAAGTGGTAAATACTATGGTGAGATTAATACTTGGCAACCTAAACAAAATGCTCAAGCTCCAGCATCAAATGATGGTGGCAATGATTTACCATTTTAGTTATGTGCATTAATGGTGAAACCTTTGAATATTTTAGAACACAAGAAAAGGTTAAATTAATTAAAAAATGTGTTAATACTTTAAGATCACATGGTTACACTATTATAGATTTAGAGGGTGTAATTATAGAAAATGATATAAAGTAATTCTCTTTTTAATACTGGCAAACAAAGGGAATAAAGAGGGCAAGATTAATTTCTTGCCTTTTTTTTTATAATATATTTAAAATAATTTTTGTAATTGAAAAATTTTTTTTAATTTAGAATTATTAAAATAATAAAATGGATACATTAAGATTTGAAGTTTGGGTAAATGGTGATTATTTTGAGGTCATAGACAGCAAAGATAATTCATCTGTAAAGATGTTTAAAACAGATAGAGCCGCCAATAACCTAGCTGGCAAATTAAATTTTCCGCATTATTAAAATTAATTAAAAAAGTATAATTATGAAAGTAACTAAAGTAACTAAGATTTACCGACCAATGAGAAAATTTGGCAACCTATTAAAAGATATTTTTTTACCAGAAACATCAACTCATTGGTGGATTAGAGTAAGCGAAATTGCATACTCTGAGCAAGAAAAAAAAGAAATGATAAATATTATAACAAAAAAATTAAATAATAGAATTAAGGTTTATGAAAGTAATTAAAGATAGTAATGATCAATACCATTCGCATGATAGTATATCTGCTAGTGGTTTAAAAACGATATATAAAAAATCTGTATATCATTTGTTAAATCAAAAATTTAAAGAAACTCCAGCAATGGCATTAGGTACAGCGGTGCATCAAGCTCTATTGGAGCCAGATGATTTTTATGACATTTATCATATAATTGAAAAAATTAATAAAAGAACTAAAGCTGGAAAAGAGGAATATCAAAAGCAATTAGATTTAGCAAAAGATAAAATTATAATTGAGTCAGATACTCATGAAATAATTAAAAATATTTTAGGTGCTTTTAGACAAAATGAGTTAGCGCAAAAATATTGTAAAGGTGAAATTGAATTATCACACTATACTCAATATGAGGGTATTGATGTTAGGGTGCGACCAGATTGTATTAATAGAATATCAAACTTTATTAGTGATGTTAAAACTTGTCAAGACAATTCACCAGAAGCATTTAAAAGAGATATTTACAAATGGGGTTATCATTTACAAGCGGCATTTTATATGGATATGTGTGGTATTGATACTTTTAAATTTATTGCAGTTACAACTACATTCCCACACACTTGTGAGGTTTATACTTTAAGTGATGAGATGATTGAGTTTGGCCGCAATGCATATAAACAAGCATTTGAAAAATGGAAAATATATTTAGAATCTGGTAATGTGCCAGGTTATCATTGGTATCAATTTGCAAAAGATGGATCTTATGTTTTATAAAAATAAATCTGACTTATATAGGGCAATAGTCGAAAAGCATACTAATTTAGAGTTAAGCACACCCACTAGACAATTTAATTATGTTTTTGCTAGGAGCTGTTATTATTATTTATGCAGAAAATTTGGCTTGATGAGTTTTGCCAAAATTAGCGCAACTGTAAATAAAAATCATGCCACTGTAATGCATAGCTTAAAAGAGCTGCCATATATTATAAAACATGATCGTGTTTGCAATAGTATATTTCAAAAAATTGTTAGTGAAGTTAGAAAAGATTATTTTATTCCTAAAACTAAAAAGACATTAGATCAGCTGGTAACTAACCATAATTATTATTTATTAGAAAATGGCAATCTAAAAAATATTGTAAAAAAATTAGAAAGTAAAGTAAAAAGGTTAACAAATAAAAATAAAGAAATGAAAAGAATTATTTATGTTATGGCCGATACCGACTAAATATTTTTTAATTTTGTAAAAAAACTTTATGAAAAGAAATCCTTATGCTAGATTTTTAGGTAAAGAAGATGTATTGCAAAACCAAGTAATGAGATATATAGGATTAAAATATCCTAAAGCTCTTTACACCCATGTAGCAAACGAGGGTAAACGAACACCTTTTGAAAGGTATAAAATGAAATACTTAGGCACTAAATCTGGAATACCAGATATAATGATATTTAACCCAAATAAAACAAAGAATGGCTTAGCGATTGAATTAAAAGCTGGGTATAATAAACCCACCGAAACACAAAAAGAATGGCTTAAAGAGCTTAAAAACAATAACTGGGTGGCTGTTTGGAGTAATAATTTAGATGAGTGCTTAGAAATAATAGATGAATATTTTAAAAATTAATAATGGCTAGATCAAAAAAAATATATTTTGAGGAAGTCGAACAACGAGTAAGATGGACACAAAGCTCAACTGATAAAATGAAATACAATTATAAATTTATTGGTGTGGCTAGTGAAGCAGAATTTGATCTGCTAATGGAGTTACTTTGGTTTATGTACGAGGAAGATGAAATATCTTATAATCAGTTTTTCGATACTTTTAGAGAATTAAAAACATTTTGTGATGGAATTAAAGGTTTGGTTGACAAACAATAATTTTATTACTTTACTTATTTATGAAATACAATAAGATTTTAAAACCTAAAAAGTTTGACTACTTTACTATTATACCTAGCTCCATATTTAGGCACAAAAATATTACAGTTGGTGCTACTGGCTTGTATGCTTATTTATTTTCTCACACAGCTGAACAAGAAATAACAATACAATTTATTTGTGGGCATTTTAAAGAATCAAAAGGTGCTATTGGTCGTAAACTTAATGAGCTTATTGATGCTGGTTATTTAGTTAGGAAAAGGGTAACTGATAAAGGTAAATTTAAAGGTTATAATTATATACTAAAAGCAAAACCAAAAACCCAAAAACCAGAACCCCAAAAACCGAAACCGCAAAATGAACCACAAAGTAATATTATATATAATGATAACAATATAAAGAGTAATATAACACAAACTGAGAAAATGCAAAATGCATTCCCTCACTTTGTTAAATTATTTGATAAAAGATACCAACCAAAAACTGATGCACAAATTGAAAGTTGGCAAGTAGTTTTAGATAGATGTGTTAGAATTGACAAGTATAGTTTAGATGAGGTTTATTTAGCTGTTAAAAATGCTAGAGAATCTGATTTCTGGAAAAATAATTTTTTAACATTATTGAAACTTAGAAACCATGACAAAAATGGAATTATGTACATTCATAGGTTTATTGAAAATAATAGAAAATACAATAAGCCGAAATGTTACTACAAAATAAAAGGCATACAAGAATATAAATTATATAATGATCCAGATGGCTCTGAGAGATTAGGTGCTATAACTAAGTATAATAAACTAAATGAATTTAATTTATCTCAAATATTAAATAGAGATGAAATTGATGAGCTTAAAAACTTTATTAAATGATTATAGGCAAAGTATATAGTTTAGATCAATACGAACAAGCCATTGTAAAGCTATCAGCTGAACAAAGGCATAATAATAAAATAAAAACTGGCTGGGATGGTTCTAAAACAGTAAATCCAAAATCAGAGCTTGATTTAAATATAGTTGGGTTTGGTGGTGAGTTTATATTTGCCAGGGAAAATAATTTATATCCAGATTTTAAAATACATAATATTAGTAAAGTAATGAAAACTGATGATTATGATGCAACTTGGTTAGGACATTCTGTTGATGTAAAAGTAAACAGAAAAGATCACCCATTAATGATACCAGAATATGCAAATACTGATTGTAAAATATTTGCTCTGTTTACTTGTAATTATCCTAATTATACTTTTGAGGGTTTTAGTTTAAATCAAATTATATTTCAAGATTGTAACAAAAGAATGACTAAAGTAAAATCCTATGTTATTGAAAAAAGCAATCTTTTAACAAAAAAAGAATTAATATTTTTATTAAATATTTAAAATAAATTTCTATATTTAAAAAATATTTTTATTTATGAATCACTATAATGACTTACTGGCTCTAGGTATTAACCTAAAAAGATCAAATGGATCTGTTAAAACTAAATGCCCACAATGCTCGCATAAACGTAAAAATAAAACTGATGATTGTTTATCAGTCAATATTGATGAGGGTTTATATAATTGCCATCATTGTGGCTGGGGTGGTAATGTAGGTATTAAGTTTAAACAAAAGGTTGAATATGTTTTGCCACCAAAAGTAAATTCCAACATTGCCGATAGGGTTATTAAATGGTTTGGCAATAGAGGAATTACAGAACCCACATTAATACATTGGAAAATAGGCGAATCACTTGAATATATGCCACAAGTGCAAGCTAAAAGAAGATGTATAAATTTTAATTATTACAGAGATAATGAGATTGTAAATGTTAAGTACAGAGATGGCGAAAAGAATTTTAAATTAGTTTCTGGTGCTGAGCTTATATTTTATGGTATTGATAATATAAAAGAATTAAATAGAGTTTACATTGTTGAAGGTGAAATGGATGCATTAAGTTTACATGAAGCTGGATTGTATTCGGTTTGTTCAGTTCCAAATGGTGCAAGTAAAGGATCACAAAAACTTGAATACTTAGATAATTGTTATGAATATTTTAAAGACAAAAAAGAAATAATACTTTGTACTGATAATGATGATGCTGGTTTACAATTAAGAAATGAACTTGCTAGAAGATTTGGAAACTATCGTTGTAAATATGTTGAATTTGGCGATTATAA